GTTTCCTTTAGAGCGCCGTTACAGCGTTCGTGACGGCGATTTGAAACGCGCTGTTGAGCGTCGGGTCGTAAATCGGCGAACACTCGAACGTATAACCCCACACGCCGCCGGCGTCCTCGCGTTTGCCGGGCGTTACGTTGCAGGCGACGGTCAGATAAATTGAATTGCGGATTGTGCCTTCGATAACCGGACCTAAGACGCGGACGCCGATATAGCGGAAAGTGTTTTGGAGTGCCGCCGAGTAAAGCGCGCGCGCCTGGGCGTTAAATTCGGTTGAAAAACTGAATTTCAAATCGGCGGGTTTTTCGACTAAATCTTTATAAGAATTGTATGTCGTGTTGTGGACGAAATTCGGGTCAACCTTTTCGCCGATGTCGAACATTTCCGTATAAGCGTCGGTGATTTTGTTTGCGTCGGCAAAAAGCGCCGCCTGAGTGGTGTAAGTCGGCGCAATAAAAACGTCAACCTGATTTGCCGCCGCGACCACTTGCGAAAGAACCGTCGGAGTCGGCGTCAGCGTCGTTACTGTTCCGGTTTGCCCTATCAGCCCGCCTTTGATAGTTAAATCATCGGCGGCAAAATCCAGAGCCAGGGATGTAAAAACAACACCCGGAACCTGCGTTGCCGCTGCCGCATCACCTTCTTCAATCGTGAATGTCTGCATCACGTCCTGTCCGCGCACGGCGGGCAAAAACGTCCACGTGCGCGACAATGTGCCGCCTGTTGGGGTTGTCGGCGCAGGCGTGCCAAACAGGCTTGAGAGCGGATAGATGATTTCCGTAAAAGTCATCGGACCGTCATACGTGCCTTTTTGCCACGAACGTTGGAGGGATGATGTGGTATTAAACTTGAAACCCTGTGAGCGATACGTTTTCAGCGTGCCTTCAAAGTTCAAATCAAGATTGAGTGAGGCGAAAGATTTGTTTGCCGGAACTGCGACGCCCGACGTTGTTTCTTTGCCGATTTGAAGAGCGCGACCGATGTTACTTCTGGAAGCCATTTGAAAAATCTCCTTGCAATGTGCGGCAAGGTGGCTTTTTCAATGCGGTTGAAACGAATCGTGCGCGTTGAGCGGGCTTGCTCAAAAGTGTTTAATTTGAAAAATATCTAAAAATCTAACTGTCTTTTAACCAAACTTCCCACGCCGTTATCATTCCTTTGAAAAGACGAATCAAAGTTTCGTGTAATTTTCGTGTGCTTGCGGTCATTTATGCTTTGAAAACATTTATCCTGTAAAGCCCGCCGACGTGTTTGAAGTATTCGTCGGTGTTTCCGCCCTGTTCAATGCGATTGATTTCCTGCTCACGTCTCGCGCCGAAAACATAACCGCCAAAGATTTCCGCCGTTTTGTTTTCGAGCAGTTCATCAATTCGGGCGACGATTGCGATAAAAGCTGCCGTCACGCCTCCCCGACTTATTGCCTCTATTTGATACAACGGACGCGACATCAATCGTTTCGCGCCCGTTCCCGTTATGTCTCTGCTTGACTGCAGATTAAAGCTGATATACGGGAAACCTACACCTGTCGGCGTTCGACCGGCGACGACCGCTTTATTGCCCGCCGCAATGATTTGCGCATCGGTTGAGAGAATCGCGTAAAGCCATTTATCAACGTGCAGGGATTCGCTCATTTCAATACTTTTTTCAAATCGTTCAATGCTTCTGTCCGGTTAGTTTCAAACGCCGGACTGATAAACGGCTGCGCTGCCATCTTTACTGTGCCGAGTTCGACGTTTATGCCGTATTCGGCGGCGACGTTTGTCTCTGATTTCAAATTTGCTTCGGTTGCCGACGGGTTTGCCTGTATTGAATTTCTCAGAAAGCCTGTGTCAACCGGCGCAAGTTGTTTGGCGTCGCCTTCAGTTCCGAGTGCGGCGCGGTTTAAGATGTCCGCCACTTTTCCGCGCATCTGTTTCGGAATTTGCGGGACAAGATTTTTAATGACTTTTAAGTTAAAGCTCATTTACTTTTTGCGCCGCGTTCCCGCGTCTTCTGTTAAAGTTTTCTCCGGTGCGGCTTCGTCTGTGGCTTTTAACGCTTCGCCCGGTTGCTCGCTTTCCGGTGCGGATTCGGTAATCGTCACGTCATAAACTTTGTCGTTTTCGATAAAGCCCGTTCCGGTTTCATTGGTCATTGAACAGCTGAACGCGCCTTTTACGCCTCTGAAAATAATTTCGTGAAAAGCGCCCTCTTTGTTGACGCGCGCCGTAACCTGTTTTGTAAATGTTTTGTCTGTCATAATTTTTACCTCTGTTTATTCTTTTAAGCTGCAAATAACTTCATAAACCACGCCGGATTTGTTGCGGATTGATTCGATTACGAACAACCTTTCGGGACTTGAGACCGCCCGCTCCGCCATCAGCAGTTTATCGGTCGGACGCAAGGCGATTTCTTCGCCCCCGAAGATTGTCGGCATCGTGATTTCGTGCATTGTCCACTCGCCGCCCTGCACAAACCGCGCGTTGCCGCCAATCGGTTTATAAGTTGCGGGAATGCCTTCAAATATCGTGTTTTCCGTATCGGCAGAGCCGCCGTATTCGTCATTTGCCTGCGTCGTGCGGATGACGCTGACGAGTTCCGTGCCGATTTCCTTGAAAATCTGCGGCAGCACGTCGCGTCCTAATTGCGCCATTACGTTTGAAAGCATATTCCCGTTTAGCTTCTATAAAGCCGCACCGTACCGGCTGTCTCAAAAGAACCGCCGAGATAAAGCAGATGCTTTATATTGCGGCGAATGTCGGCTTTTGCTGCGTCCGGATTGATTTTCGCACCGAAGTTCGCTTCCATCGGGAAAACTTGTGTAAAAGCACCGCCAACCGAGTCCCACCGATCAAGTTCATCCCGAACCGCCGCTTCCAAACCGGGCGTTACATTCGTGCCAAGATAACGAACCTGCCATTCCAATGTTGAAAAGGAATAGCCCGTTATCGTGACCACTCTTAATAATTCCGCTTCGGTAAAAGCCATTTATTCACCTAATGTGGTCGATGTGTCAACGCCGCCTTTGATGCCGGTTTCATCGCCGATTTCCTCGGTTCTTGGACGTTGTGCGATGACTTTAACGGTTGCTTCGCCCGCCTTTGCGTCCGGGTTGGGGACAACTTCGTGAGGCTGGTAGCTGGAGCCGCCGATGCGGTTTGTATAATCGCCGCGCTTAAGTCCTGCTCCTAAAGCGTCTTCGGGTCCCTGCGGTTCTGTGCCGTCACCCTGGAGCATTGGCACGCCCATATCGGTTACGTCGCTTCTTGTTGTAGCTCCGCCTTCGGAGTGCGAAAGCCGGTTATTTTCACCGACGGTTGCCACGCCCGCGCCTTCGGTTACTACTTTGCTGTCCGCTGACGGGGTTGGAGCCTGAGTTGCCGCGTCCTTCGTCTGGCTTGAAGCCGCTTTCTGGTTCTGTGAATTCGTTTGTTCTTTCGTTGCCATTGCTATTATTTTCCTTTTCGGGTTGACCGAATACCGCACCGCAATCGGCGCACTTGAGTTGATATTTGAGTTCACGGGCGGCGGTGGTAAATCGTTTATCAGTTGACGGCATCCCTGCCGGCTTGATAAGTTTTTCTTCCGTGAACCACTCGCCCGCGCAAGAGTTACAAATCATTCAGTTAAAGTGTGGTTGATAATCCGCTGAGCCGTGCTGCTGCCTGTCCGCCGAATACGCCTAAACCGCAGAAGAATTCAATTCTGATTCCCCAAACGGGTTTCGATTGCAGTTTCCCTAAGTTTTCAACCATCACGCCGCCGTTTGTTAATCCCGTAACGCCGCCGTCGCCTTCACCGACGCCGAATTTAACGGCATAAATTGAGGTCGTTGCCGTGTTTGTTCCGGTTGTTTCGTTCGTCGGAATAACTTGCGTGCCGTCTGCTTTGGTTCCGATTGCGATAAGCGGAATGCCGTTATAAACATCAAATTGCTTACCGAACTGTTCAATCGGCGTGGTGTTCATCGTCAGCCGCCGCATTGCCGAACGCACCTTTGCAAGCATTGCCGCGTTCATATAAAGCGCGTCAACGCCCGGAACTGCGCCAATCAGGTTGTCCAGATGGTCAAACACATCCTGGCGCGTCGCGTCCGATGTTCCGAACCCTGTGCCGTTTGCGGCGGCGACTATATTTTGTGCGCCTGTAAGTCGTTTTTTTAGTCCGTCAAATGAATTAGCGTCAACCGCCGTATCGCCGTTGATAAATGAATCCTGGAATTTGTAGCCGATTGCTTTAACTTTAAGCGATAGCTGTGTTGCAAGCTGGTCGTTTAAGTTGCCGCGAGTCTGCTGTATAAATGTGTCGACGTGCGCTTCTCCGCCTAAGATAACCAAAGACTCTGAAGCCTGGTTAATCGTTCCCGTCGATTCCGCGTAAGCAGAGTTAACGGCGCGGAATTCAACGCCCGGCAGCGTTAATTCTTTGTTATAAGCGTAAGCATTGCCCTCAATGTTGAGAAAGGGAATGCGGTCGAGAATCGGCGATTGCTGGACAAACGTTTCAACAACGCCGCGCTGCAATTGGTTTTCCGATAAGAGTGCTGCCTGTGCAAGGGTCTGTGCCATATATTAAAATCTCCTGATAGTGGTTTCTTTATTGAGGCAGGGCAGTATTAAGTGCCTGCGTTATTCGCGGAAGTCCCGGCTCAACTTTTTGACCCGAACCCGAACCGCCGTTTGCATTGCTCGCGGCAGCACCACTACCCGAAGCGTTGGTCGGAGCGAACAGAAACGCGGAATTCTCACGAAGACCCGTCACCATTTCGTCCAGTTCTTTGGCATCACCGATGCCGCCCGTCTTTTGCAGGTGAATCCCGTTTTCGTCAGAATGAAGTTCGACCTGGTTGTCAATTTCAACTAATGCAAATTTCGCGCGGTCAGGCAGAACGCCGTTTTTAATCAACATATTGGTTAATTTTTCGCGCTTCAGATTAGTTAAAATCTGATTATTCTTTTCCTTTTCCCTGCTTAAATCCGCATCGAAATCGGCTTTGTATTTCTTTAATACTTCTTCAAACTTCTTCTGGTCGATTAAATCTTTTTCTTCCCGCTGCGAAGTTTCCGATAGTGCTTTTCGCGCCTCATCGGCATTTAAGCCTTCGAATTGTTTTAATACTTTTTTCGCATCGCGCACCGCCGCCCGCTCGCGTTCCAGCGCGCTTTTCAGCCCCGTTACATCCTCAACGCCGTCGGCTTCCAGCACGTATTCGCCGTCTGCGGTTTCGGTATAAAATTCGTGCAGCACGTCGCCGAGTTCGGCGTATTCATCTTTGTTAATTTTCGCTTTTAGTTTTGCCATATATTTGAGCCACCGACTCATCTTGTTAGCGGTAATCACCGATTGCCGCCGCTTGTGTGAATGTGTGAAATTTAAAAACAAAAAAACACTCGCCGAACGAGTGAATAAATCACAGGTTCGGCGAGTGTCGGTATCGGTTTGATACGAAGACTCTAAAGTCTTATTAAATTATCGGCGACGAACAAATTCGCGCCTGGTGATGATTATTTACTATTTAACGAAAAAAATCAACATATATTTTACAGTTTAATATGTTGCGCTTTCTTTTCTACATTTCTCACAGCAAAACGCTTTTTCCGCTTTATCGAGCAAGGCAAGCATCGAAAGCAATTGACGGCGCAGGGTGTCGGGGTCAAACTTCGGCAGCTTGTCGCGTCGCGGCGCGTCTTTAGCTTTGATGACTTTAATTTCTCTGTTCGGCATTGTCCTAAACTAATTCGCAAATTTGATTAAATGTCTCTCTTATTCTCGGCAAATCCCGCAAGGCGTCCGGTTTTGTATCGGCATCCAGCAGGTGAACAAGTTCGTGAATGATTCCTTTATCAATCAAAACGGCTTGCGCGGACGTTTCTTTTAAATAGCAAACGATGCACGAAAAATGCAGGATTTTTATTGCGCTTGCCGCGAAATCAGCGTCCAACATCGCTTTGTAGCGCAAATAGTCTTCACGCAATTCACTGTATGACAAGCTGTATTTTGAGCCTTCGACCGAATAATCCATCGTTTGAATTTATTTGTACTCCAATTCACAGCGGCAAAAATTTCTACATTCAAGTTCGCCGAGCGCGGGCATCTCATCAATAGGAACAAAACCTTTGCCAGCCCAACTTAAGCATCCGGCGCAGGATTCCATAGCGTGCAGCACTCTTTTAACCCGTGTCAGTCCCGCGTCTTTTTTCGCGACTGTATCAGTCTTGAAATACGTCGTTCTGACTGATGAGGCATACGACGAAGAGCGGTATTCAATTTGCGCCGCCGATAGTCTCTGCTGTTCAACTTGTCGGGCAAAATTATTCAGATACCTGTATTCTTTTTTAAGAGTGTTGCCGACCGCTGACCAGTCACGCGCCGTCATTGCCCCGCGTCCGCCTTTGCCGATTGATGCCGTCAGAGAGTGAGCGGCTTTCAAATTGTCTCGCATCTGTGTTTGGAATTCGGGTAGGGTGATTTCGCCCGCCGCCAGCTTCTTTCCTAAAGAACGCATATCGCCGCGCACAATATCAACTGTTTTATCAATCGCTTTTCGTACTTCACGCGCGCTGATGAAGCGTCCTTTAGCGTTACGGTAGCGGTTTGTCTTCGGGTCATATTTCACGTTCTTTGATTGTCGTATCCTTTTCGGCTTCGAGCATAGCAAACAGATTGCTTGAGACGCGCCGCGCTAACACCTGCATTGCCTGCACGCCACCCGCGCCCGGCGGCTTTTCGTCACCTTTGATTACTATTGCCCTGCCCTTGATTTTCGGCTTTTCTTTTCCCGTGTTCTTAACCATTCTTCCTGCTAATTAACCCGCATATCCGCCTCTTCTTCAATCGCGTTTATAGGCGCAGCCGTTACGTCCACCGCCACCCGCGCCGCGTTTTCCCAAGCCGTGCCAAGCTCAATTGAACCGCCCGCGTCCGTTCCCATTCCCATATATTCGGCGGTCAATCCTAAGGCGAGTTCAATCCCGTCTTTAAGAGATTCAGCCATCACGCGAAGCTCTGCCGTTTCGCCGATTGAATTAAGCAGCGCCTCGGTTGCCGTCACGTCAACTGCCTGGTTTTCATCCGCCAGCATTGAAAGCCCGAGCGTCGCCATCTGGTCTTCCAAGTCCTTCAAATCCTGGCGCAGGGATTCAAAAGCCCCCGCGTCGACGCTTGCCCAGCCAAACTCGCCGTTTTCCGACAGCTTCATCAAAATATCTGCGCCGAACGCGAGTTTTTCATCCGCGTCAACGCTTTCCATTCCCTTGGTAAAGGGAACCGGAATACAGGCGAGCGCGAGAAGATTGTCGTAATTCGATTGTTTGTTGTAATGCCGCAGATTAGCTAGCGCGAGGTCAAGTAAAGCGGGCGCGCTTTCAAGCTCGCCTCGCTTTTTGCCGTAAATAACGGCGACGGGAATTTGCGACAGCTTTTGTATCTCTCCGCTTGCTTCTTTGACTAACTCAAACTTATCATCAAGAGTGCCTGTTCGAGGAATCTCTCGCCAGAGTTCCCAGCCGACCGCTCCCGCGTCCGTGAGAAATAGCGCGCGGTAGCGGGTAACATTCTTTATGACGAAACGCCCCGCGCGTTCCGCTGTAGCCTCTTTAAGAACAATCATAGATAGTTCCGTTGATTTTGAAACCGCGTTAACTCTCGTCTGCCAGTTGATAACCTGGTCGGCTTCATAATGAATCCAGTAGGGGCGAAGTTTAAGGCGGCGTTCGTCTTCAAGTGATTTGGCGGCGGTGAAGTCCGGCGCGTCAACGAGAATAACCGAGTGTCCCTGAAACGATTTCTGAAACACTTCGCGGGCGAAAATATTTAAGTGATTGCCGCGATTGTCTATGTTTTCAGCGATAGTTTTTATACCAGCCGGAACATCCGCGCCAAGCTTGATTTCAGATTGAAAAACCAGTCCCGTCATTACCTGCACGGTTTTTTCAGTCAAATTGTGCAGGGTTGAAGCACGCAGTCGGTCGGCATAGGATTCGGGAAGCTCGGCGGGAAACTTTCGCAAATACGCTCGTCCCTTTGCTCTTAAAGCTAAAGTGCCTGCGCAAACGTCCTTAAATATCACTCTTTGCTGTGATTGCGCGTCGAAATCAGGGTGTTTGACCGATACAATATCTTCCTGCTGTTTCATTTTTTTTTGTCTACCTCAATCTGAAAATTTCACTTGTCCACAGCGTCCGGCTGGCGGCTTGCAGAGCGTAGCGAGTAGCGTCCATTAAATCATTCATCGCGTCAACGGGTTCGCTGTCAACAAACGAGCCGTTCTTTTCACGCCAGGAATAATTCGTGATTTCTTTGAAAAGGTTTTTGCTGCCCGCCAGAATTTTAAGATTATATTTCTTAACGGTTGCAATACCGTCAAGAACAGAACCGGCGTATTTTTTGCAGGGTTTGATATTAAATCCTGCGGTTTTGATAGCGGCAATCATTTCGGGACGCGCGTTATCGGCAATGATTAACTTCTGCTTACTAACGCCTACCATATTCATCCGGTCAATGAGCATCGTTGCCGTCAGATGCGATTCGTAAATCAACTCTTCAATAAAATAATCTTCGCGTGCTGATTCAAAGTTATCGGCGACCGCTCCGGCAGTCATTGCTGTCGGATGATTATGTCCGAAGTCAAGACCGTAGAACTGCGCTTCGGGCATCGCCGCAACCGTTTCATAGTCAGGATAGATAAGCCCTTCCGAGTTTTGCCCCCATTCGCCGAGAGCGTAAACGCGGTAGAAGTTCGGATTCGTCAACTGCAGGTTTTCTAAAGTGCGAATGTATTCATCGTCAAGAAAACGGTTGTCTTTGTAGGTTGTTTTGAGAATGTAATGGTCTGCCGGAATCGTTTGATGAAAATCCGTTGAAAGCCAATGGAAGACGTTTATCGGATTATACATCAAAGTAATCTGGACTTCGGAAAAGCCGCGCAGACGCAAAGATAATTGTTCAAGCTCGTTTCTGTTCGAGAGTTCGGTTGCTTCTTCGATCAGTATTCGGTCAACGCCTTGAATTGATTTTACTTTTTCAACGTCATCGAGTCCGGCAAAGATAAATTGAACGTTCGTTATATTATTGGTAATGGAAAGCGGTGAGCGCGTAATCTCAAAATACTGCTCGTAACCCCAACCGTAAATAATTGATTTGATTTGAGCGTAAACAGAATTGACAAGTGTATTGTAAAATTTGCGAACGACTAAGGTTTTACGGTTGCTGCGCTTTGAATCAAAACTTTGAACAACTTCTTTTTGACATCCAAACACGCTTTTACCGCTTCCGGCACTGCCGAATAGATGAATAAACCTTGATTTGTTATTAAACAAATGCAGATAAGCCCGGTTGAATAAATCGGGGTTTGAAAAATCAAATTGCATTCGTCTGATATTAGGTGTTGCTGTCATTTATTTTCGGTGTAATTACTTCCGTCTCAGTGCGAATCGTGCCGCCGTGTTCAATTTCCTGCTTACCCGTTGCCAGACCTTCCGCCGTGCGCTGAATCTCCACACCGATTTTCACGGCTTGAATTGCCTGCCCGCCCGTTTCAACGCCTTTTTTCTGCAGGTAACCGCCGCCGATATTGATTAGGTTCGCGCCGTATTTGAAGTGGTTTTCAATCATTTCAGCAAGTCGTTTGCCGTTTTTTTCAACGAGCAATTGCGTAGCGCGTTCTAATTGCCTGGCGTCTAATTCATCGGCGCGTCTGTGCCATTCTCCGCGCTTCATCCATTTGTCTAATGTCGGTCGAGATACGCCAACTTTACGCAAAGTTTCGGCATATTCGCGTTCCAACTCATACCACGCCCAAAACGCCGCGATGTGTTTGGCGGTTTCCTGCGGTTTCTTTTTCGGGTTTTTGTTTGGCATTATTTTATTTGTTTTCAGTTCTACGGCGTTGCATAAGCCGTCTTCATAAATAAATCTTAAGTTCCCCAGACTTCAAACTCGATAAGCCGCCCGTGTCCGTCCGCGCCGCCCGTGATGGCAAGGCGAAAGTCAGTTCCTGTTATTGGTGTCGCCAGCTCTGCTTTGCGATACGCTAAATTGTTTCCCGTAACGTTGACTGTCGTATCAATCCACGCGCCGGAGCTGTTCTTGTATTGAACCGTGTAGCCCGTTAAATGTAGCCCTCCGGTGCAAAGTGTTTCGTTCGCAACAGGTTCGTCAGTGTAAAAGCCGTCTTGTTTAAGGGTTGCTATACCGAATTGCGACACGCTTCTGGCGGCAGACAGCGTAATGTATAGAAACGCCTGGTCGTTTGGCGGAAACGGCGCGTTGACGTTTAACACTACCCACGTTTCGGCGTTGTTTGGATAAGCTTTAACACCGTTATTTGCTGCCGACGGCGGATATGCCGCCGCGTCAAGACTTCTGGAGGCTGTCGCTACGCCGCCGTTTGCGGCAAGTGCGTAATTGATAGGAGTAGGGATTGCTTCTTCCATTAGTAAAAACCCCGCGCCGTCTTCCGTTAGCACGCCGGAAGTTCCCGTTTCAAGTAAAATTACCTCTGGCATTTTAGGTATAATGAGTCTGCAAACTTGCCGAAATATGAATGTGAGAAGAAGCCGCGACTGCGGTAGTCGAAACCATCCCGATGACATAATGACCGTCTGCCGGAAGCGCGAAATCCGCGCTTCCAATCGCAAAAATAGCATCTACGGGAAAAGTGTATGTCGTGGTGGTTGAGCCTGACACAACAGTTCCCAAAGTGTAGATATTTAAGCCCGCGCCGCCGGAGGTTGCCGGTCGCGCGACCGGATAAAGCCCGAAGCTGTAATTCCCGGTCGGAGCAATGTCGTTTGTGTAAATCTGCACCCGGATACGGAGTTTCGCGGTCAAAGCGTCAATCGCGGGATAATCAGCGGCGGCTATGTAAATTATATTCGGCGGATATAAAGTCCCTACTCCGGTGATTCCCAAAGCGTCGCCCTGACCAATCCAGTAAGTTCCCGCCGCGCGCGCGGCAGTATGTGAACCAGATGAATCAAGCAGTGTGCGGTAGGCATTGCTTCCGCCGCCGCCGCCAGTGAAAGTTTTGATTTGCGCCGCCGTAACCTTTTGCGACACGCCACCTTTATTGATTAAAAATTCGTCCGCTCCCGCAACCGCGCCCGCCGCCGCCATTGCGCTGAGCTTTGTTCCCGAAACGGCAGCCGTTTGAGTTAAATCGGTAACGGTTCCGGTTGAATCTTTTTGTTTGAGTTTCCCCGCCTCGCTGAAAACGACAATCAATCCCGCGCCGGGAGTCGGAACGCCTGCCGCCGTCACGTCTGGTAATTTGGGGTTGCTTAGTTTGTCCATTTTTTAACCTATCGCAACAAAACTGATAGCTCCGGCTGCGGGTGCGCTTGAAAATATTACTGTGTCGGTCGTTGTCGATGTATGCTGAACATCAGCGTCAACTTTATCGAACGTGCCGCCCGTGTAAAAAAGCTCGGTGGTGTGAATCCTGGTGCCGAGGTTATGGTTCACGATGAAAGAAGTTGCCGTGCCGTCGCCGATGGTTGTCGTGTATTTTTTTATTCTGCCTGACCACGCAGCCAGAGCAGCGGGGGTTACAACATCTAAGGCTTCGGTTCCGGCATCGACTTCGGCTTGTGTGGCAAGTGTAACCGTTCCCGAAACAGTCGTTGACGCGACGGGCGCGGACGTGCCGAACGTGGTAAAAGCGGGCGAGCCTGTGCCGAGAACGAAATTAACCAGCGTCTGGCGGTAAGTCGCGCCCGCGCTCGTCCCCTCTTCGATTGAGAGCGTCGCCGATTCGAGTTCATCAGACGTATTCGCGTCGGGCGAGCGCGTCATCGGAGCAGCCCCGCCATTGTAAATATAAATGCCGTTTTCCGCTCCTGCTGTTTGAGCGCGAACAAGCACGCGGTCATTCGCGGCAAGCGTTACGCCGTCGATGGTTGCGCCCGGCGAGGCGAGTGCGACGTTGGCTTGTGAAGCGACCCGCGCGCTTTTCTTCCAACTTAGTCCTTCGACTGCCGAATTCAAATCAGCCAGACGTGCCGGTTCGTTTGGCGACGCGGGCGCAGGCAGATTTAAGATTCGTGAATTATTGAGATGGTCGCGTGATGAAAGTATTGGTTTTGCCATTTTATTATTTTCCTTTTTCTAAATTAGATACACCTGACGAAACCGCTGTATGCGGTATCAAAAAAAACTTTGAACTGATTGACCGAAACGTGCAGAATTTCTGCTTCGACAACTACGCCGCCGGCAGACCGAATTTCAGCAAGCGGGTAAGCGCCTAAATTATGGTTGACAATCCACTCGGCTGCGGGAGTGCTTTGCGTATGCGTAAAGCTCTCGGCTGCACCGCCCGCGCCCGGAATGCCTTGCGGACCCTGCGCGTTGATTTCCAGTATTTCAATCTCGGAGCTAGCCGGAACTTCAATAACGGACGCGCCTTCGCCGTCGCCGGGCGCGACTTCAATAACATTAACCTGGCTGATTATTTCAATAATTTCCGCCATAAAAATTAAAATTTCGTATGTTCAAGCATTCGATACAGTCAACCTTCCGCCGCTCAAATCATCTTTTCTGCCGTCGTATTCCAGACTGAATGAATAAAAACCCGCGTCAAAGCGCATAAGTTTCGTTTCCTCATCGGTTAATAAAAGTGAAAACACGCCCGCGCTTTGGTTTGTGTATGCGATGCGCGAGCCGAATCCGTTCGGCGCGATGTCGGCGGTTGAAATGGTCAGGTAATCGTTTTTCGATTCATTTTTTCTGACGTGAAAAACAATCTCCTTACCCGTTAGATTTACCCCGGCGCCGCCCGCTTTATAGGTCAGAGTTTTTTCGAAAGTCCGGTCGCGTTCAAGTTTTAATGTGTAAGCCATAACTTTTTACCCAAAAATGCAGTGATTAGCAGCGATAAAAATTTGAATCTTTTCCATTCCTTTGCCCCTGCCTTTTTTTATCGCGTCGAAAATGAGTTCAATCGACGCGACGTGCGCGCCGCATCTGCCGGACGGAAAAGCTGTTATTTTGCCGTCCTCGTAACCGAAGGCTTTTTCAGAGCAGTTATCGCAAAAAATTTCAATCATTGTGGCTCCGTTTCACCCATCAAATCGCTTTGCTTCCAGAGGCTTTTTACCCGGTCAACCTCAGCGACGTTTAATTTTCGCCCTTCCAATGCGGCAAAGAGCGATATTTGAATTAGTTCGCCGCGTGCCGCATTCATCCTCGCCTCTTCAATATCGGCGCGCTGGTTTTCCTCGATGTTGTGGTTTATCTCGCGCACCGCGACTTGTCTCTGCACAATGTCGACCGTGAGTAAAAACAACAGAATCGCCATTACAACGGAGCGAAAAACGTCGGACAAAAAGAAAGTTTTCAGTTCAAGGAAGTTTTTCATTTATTTTTCTTCCACCTCGTCCGTCCTGGTTTTAACCGTGTCGGCAAGCGCGGTTTTGATATTCTCGGTCTGCTCGGTAACGTCCTGTTTTTTGGCAGAATTATAATTAGTCAGAGCTTTTTCGATGGTTTCCGATTCCGTTATCAAATCCTGTTTGACTAATTGCTGCTGCGCGGCGAGCGCGGCTTTGACATCCGTTTGCTGCCTAACTAAAACTTCTTTGACATCTGTCTGCTGTTGTTCTAAGGCATCTTTGACATCCGTCTGATGTCTACCCAAAACTTCTTTGACATCTGTTTGCTGTTGTTCTAAGGCTTCTTTAACGTCTGTCTGCTGTTGTTCTAAGGCTTCTTTTACCGTATCCGCCCGCGCGGAGCGTTCACGCCGTTCGCCGCGCATAAATGTCGTCTGGCGGTCAATAGCCTCGCCTACTGAATGGTCTTCCGGCGTCGGCGGGTAATGCTTTTCTTCAAAACGAGTGCGAAAATCCCGTATTTTCAAGTAAACAAAGGTGGCGATAATCGTCAGCATCGCGCCGACCGCTATCCAGATTAAAATTTGCGTGATGTTCATCATTTTTTTTGATTCGCCCTCTGCTCCAATTGCCATTCCTTCAAATCCGCAGCCAGTCTCGCCATCGCGTCGGCGTTGCGGGCGGTGGAGATAACCAGAAGATTTACGGCGTCGGAATTGGCTTTTACCGCCGCCGCGTTCGTTTGTATCTGCTCCTTATTCGCCGCCGTTTGAAACCGCAATTCGCTTTGTGATTGCTGCGCGGCATACCAGGCGACGACGACGGCGATGATTAACGTCATAGCCGGAACGATAAGTAGCTTCTTGAGGTCGTTTGAGACAAGCGCCCCGTTCGGTGATGTTTGAATTGAATCCGCCATACTTCATTTTCAATTGACCATTATTTCAAGACAACAATTCCCGCTAAAACCGCCGCGACAACAGCCAGATATTTTGTGAAGGTTCTGGCGCGGCTTAGTTTTTTGCGGGTTTTTTCCAGTTGAGATTTTAGGGTGAGGACTTCTTTTTCTCTGATGCTTATTACGGCTTCGGCTTCATTGATGGCAAGTCTGAGATTGGTGATTTCAGATTGAAGGTTTTTGATTGCCGCAGTAGAAAGCGCGTCTTTTTGATTGAGCGCGGTAATGCGGGCTTCTTTGGACGCAACCTGCTGCCGTAGCGCGTCCACAAAGATACGACTGGATTTCACTTCCGTTTGCGCTCTCTCAAGCGCGTTTATAAGCTGAATTCGAGCAACATCGCCGTTCGTGGTTTGAGCGTGAACAGCCGCGCCCGCGCCGCTTAAGATTAAAATTATTGCGATTATTAACTTTTTCATTGTTTTAGTTTGGGTATAACTCCTCGTCTGTTTTAAGCGCGTCAATTTCCCTTGTCCGAATCGGTTTTTTAGATTTCGCTTTGCCGCTTTTTACCGCCGCCTGGTTATTCTTTTGAGTTCGCGCCGACTTGTATTCTGTTTCGGCTATTTCATTAACGCGGCTCGTGATAATTTTGTCGTTGTCATTAAGGGTGTTAATGTTTTTTGTCATTGATGAAAGTGATTCCAGAATTCCGGCTGTCATTTGGTGGTCGTTGTTCGCGCTGTCAATATAGCTTTGAAAGATTTTAAGGCGCGCAGCGACTTCCTCTTCATATTGTTTTAATTTTTCATTTTCAAGACGCTGACGACGGTTATCACACGCTTTTTGCCCGCCGATGATAATGAGAAGCAGCAGCCCCAAACCGATAACGATTAGCAGGGCATAGCGCGTTATGAAGGCGGTAAGGCTGCCATAATACGAATTCGCGCGTGTGTAGTAATCTCTAAGCATTTTTTTGTCTCAAAGGGATAATCGGCTTGAATACCTCCCCGCCTTAGAAAGCGCGGGGATTCTCTTTTGTTGCAGAAATTACGCCTCTATTTTTTCGACAGGAATCCAATCAAGATAATATTCTTTGTTTGATTCCAACTTTCCGAAAGCGTTTGGGTTGTCAATAACTGCACTTAAATTGACAGAAGGCGTAGCCTTTGCAAATTGCGCGTTTTCGCTTTCAGGGTTTGAATCATAAACAGCATTTGCCCAAACCGTTTCACTTTGTTTTCCTTCATCGTTTCTACCTTCAACAATGTAACCAACTCTGACTTTCATTCTTGTAACTGCTTTATTGCTCATTTTATTTTTATCTCCTTGCTTTTTTAGTTAACCTACTATTTTCACTTATTTCTTCGCTGAATAATTGGGTGTCCTTCGCCGTCACGGTGCGTCTCCGTTTCCTTATACTTTTCAAAGGAATTGTGGAGCAAAATCAGATGCTCGCATCCATACCTAGTCGTGTTCGCTATTAATCCCAACGAACCGCGACAAATCACGTATTCCATCGTCGGCTCAAGCTGCCAGTCCGATTGCCGCCGACGAAACAGAACCTGCTCGGCGCAATAGACCCAGCCGATGCCCGGCTCCGGGTTCTGGTCATACTCAGTGCCGTCATAGTTGTCAGCGCGTGTTAACCACGAAAGAGTGCCGTTTCTGTCGACGCAATCCTCTTTGACAATAATCGTGTAATCGGAGTGTTTGAGTTTCTCGGTGTAGCCAAGCGCGCGCGCGTCGTCAAACAACTCGCTCAAAGATGCGTCCATCGTGTCTAAAATGTCCGCATCGACCGGCAATCCCGAAACGACCGAGATACCAAGCGGCGAGACGCATCGGAGTTCCGGTATCGCATCGCCAGAATCCTTACCCGCACGCTTTTTTCTGGTAAGCAGAAATACAAGAATAAGGATTGCCGCTATAACCGCAATGTAAATAAGCACGTCCATCAGCGTTTGTTACCTCTGCTGCCAAAATACCTATAAAAAAACCACACGCCGCCGATGGCGACAGCCGCGAAAATAAGCACCATTAGAAATTCGTTTGAGTTCATATTTTTCTCCTTTCAATTTCGGGTTCGTCTCGTTCAAGTTGCAGGTTTTCGGTTATTTCAGTCTTTTCTGTTTTTTCATTCTCAATAGCTTCTTTGACAGTAATATCCGGGTTGGCGAGCGCGTATTCTTTCGTCACCGTCAATCCGGAAATCGCGCTTCTGTATCTGTATTTTTTCTGCATAATTTTTCTCCTTATATCTTTTCAGGTGTAAATTTCAATTCTTTTGAAGTAATCGCCTCACCATTTTCTGAAATTAGTCTCGCCATATCCTTAAGACTTATCCAAGCCTTACCGCCTTGCCCCCACTCACGACTCCAGCTATTTACAAATCGAAACGCGCCCACCGAACCATCCGGGCATTTTTTATCAAGATTGAGTCCGCAAAGCATATAAGCGTGTCCTCCGTTATTGCCTCCCGAAATAGTTACAAAACCATTCTTGTCCGGGTAAAACATTGATTCATAAAAATTCGTGCCGACGGCGACGGGCGAAGTAGTGAGAATGTGGCGAATAACCGTGTCAACATCGAAAGCGTTCTGCCAGGTTTCGATGTATCCGACTTCGCGCAGAACCTTGAAACCGGCGCGAACGCTTGTCCCGTCATAATCTTCACCCGGAAACTCATCGTTTTGCTGAATAATTTTGTAGAGTTCGGCGGGCGTTTTGTAATACTTATTGCGAACAGGCGACGAGGCGAGAAGCTGCTCCATTGTAAAGGCGACGCAATGCGGTTTTTCGCCTTGATTCAATATCTCGCCCGTTTTCCAATGTCTCACGCGAATATCTATGCTCGCGGCTTTGGGCGGTGACATTAAATGCAGACGGTCGCGCGGGTCAAAGGCGAAAATCCTGCCCGTGCCGAAGCCGTCCGTCGGGCAATTCTCTGTCGCGTGCGTGATTTGCAAATCTTTGTTTTTCTTCATTTCGCCTCCTCTTTTACGGCAATTTGAATATCGTGTTTGTCGGCGCTCGCGTTCAAATACATTCTGAGCATAAAGCTCACCTGCACGAGTGCCGTTTTGACAATTTTGTAACCTATCAAACCGAAGACGATATAACTCGAATACGGCAAAACATACTTAAAAACGCTTGAAATAACGCTGAAAATATCGGCTGGCGAAATTGTGCCGTCGGCGTATAAGCCTTTTACAGCCGACCCGATACCGGCCATTGTAGGAACGCCGAGTCCTAAATAAGCCGTCCATTTGCCTAACTTCGCCGTTATTCCGGTGGCTGCGGGCGCGTCCATCACTTTTGTTTCCGAAGTGAAATTATCGGGAACGGTTTTTTCGCCCGACGAAATATTTGTTATCTGGTCGGCGGTTTGCGTCGAAGATTCGGGCGGCGCGGCGGGGTTTTCAGCATCTTTAAGTTCGTCTGATAGCCCGCGCCCGTCGCCGCTTTTTTCAACCACTTCATTCAGCGGAGTGTGTGTATTGAACTCGCGCGAGTTTTCCGATCCAAAGTTGGTTGAAAGTGAAGATTTTAGAATTTTTTCAAACTTTTCGGCGTAATCCGCTATCTGCTCAGCTTTGTCCGTGCCATTTACTGTCTTTCTGGCACCCTTGTAATCGGTTTTTACGGAGTTAATGTAGTCTGGTAGCCTTTTGCCTGTAAAAAGTCCTCTGAGCATCCCTATCGCTAAAATATCAAAGGCGACATTCGGCTCTAAGGCTTTTTCAGGTTTATTTATTAAATCAATACCGAGCAAATCGCTAAACGTCTGGTGATTTTTTCTGCCGGTAATCTGTGAAAATCCGCGCCCGCGATATTTGTAGCCGTCGCCTGTTTCCTTATTGCCTAGAGTTTTTCGCCATTCGTATTTATTAAAATAAGCTCTCTCGCCGCGTTCGGTTATCGGCAGAAAAGTATGAGCGGTTTCAATTTTGACGGTGGCGAGGCAATAAGCAATCAGGCGCGCGTCAGTCCAATTATCCTTTTCAAATCTGCCGAGCAGAAATTCAAGTCCCGCGACCGCTTCGGCGGTTAGAGAACCAAAGAGGCGACGGTATTGGTCGAAGAATTTGCGGCGATTGAAATTCATTGTGCGAAATTAAATACTTTGCCTGCCTTTTTGAGCCGCAGAACACTCGATGCCAAAATGGAAAGACAGCCTTCGCATCTCGGATAATCTAAAATGTTTAACTTTTTAAGAGGTAGTTTTGCGATTTTCTTTTTCGCTTTTTCCGCTATATCGTCACCGCATTTACAAAACATAGTTTTTCCCTTTACCCAAAAAGAAAAACCGACTTACAGCTAAATAAATAACTGTAAGCCGGCTGTAAATTCCGGGTGTGAGGCATAAGCCTCTACCAAATTGTTCTAACTTTAGCACGAAAACAAATTAAATCAAACTATTTTCTTCGCGCCGTTGTTAATAAGTAGTTCGGCGTTTCCTGATTTTACGAAAGATTAGCAGAACGCCCCTTCCAAATCTTTGATTTGGTGGTGGAGTGCCAGGAATGTTTCAATTCCTTTAGGTTTAATTGTGTTAAAATTTCTTCTTTGTGGGGCTTTAGATGTTCACACAAAGAATCCAATTTATAGTTCACGCCTGGGCAAGTATGGCACTGAAAATCTATTGCCGTATCACCTATAGCGCAGTATCCAAAATTATAGATTTCACAGACCGATAACACGCTTTGTTTCCCCAATCGAAAATTTTCCTGAACA